CTTCCGGAACATAATGATCTCCTCCGGTGGCCGATCTGCTGCCTTGATTGCTCTGGCCGCCGTTGGATCCGGATAGCCCTCTGCATTTCTATCTTTCATCCTCATCATTCCTTCTCAAATCTTAATATAAATCATTTATGTCATCCAAGAAATCCTCATAGATCTCGCATCCCGCGCAGGTCTGCTCGTTGCATTCCGGAATATAGTTACAATATGGACACCTCATAACATCCTCCAATCTTTTTTCTTCCACCTCTGCCCTGTATGGCTCCGGCAACGGCATCCAGGCATTCACATACATGTCCTGGCTAACGAGTGATTCTGTCTCGTCACCATTAAACCATGCTCCGCCCTTTTCGTCCTCGTCATATCTTCCAATGCATGGGAGTGTGAAGTTGGAAAATGAAATCAACACATATTCCCCAAGCTTCGGAAGACGTTCCGTCACCGGGACCCATCTCCGCGCATTCTTTAACGCCAGCCTTGCATCCTTCTGATCTTCCTCGTTTTCGCAGTGGATCACGATGTCATAGGTATCGTCATATACGTCTGCGACTCCGTTCTCATCAATCATTACCAACATCTTTTTCCCCCTCCGTTTTCATTCGCCCGATCTCATCCGGGCACAATCCTGTATCTTCATAATCCTTCAACTTCCAGAGCGCCCCGTAGAGCTTTTCCCAGACTTTTTCTGTAAGCACTACGCCGGGCTTCAAGTCGGACCACGGGACGTCCCGCAGGCACCAATGACCACTATCTTTCTTTTCCGTCAGTCTCACCGCTTATTCCTCCCAGCTGTTCTTTCAGACCTTTCAGTTCGCAAGCTCCCGTGCCGTAAATGCTTACGTTTGCCCAACTGCATCTATCGCAATCATAGTCCTCGCCACGTTTCATCATCTTCTGGCACTCCGCATAATCCCTTTCCATCTCCTCCGACACATGGATCTGGATCTCGACGTGCGGTGCCGGAAATAACTTAATTTTCTTCATGCATCCACCCTCCCAGTTTCTTATTCAGCTTCATTGCCTCCAACCACGAAACACTCTCGCAGATTCCATTCTTCAGTTTCACCGTCGCGAAGCTTCGGTAAATTCCGACCACAGTCCCCTTCTGCTCACCCTCGCCGCACTTCACAGGCACGATAATAATTTTGTCCCCGATCTTAACCTTCTTTCTGACTTCTGCCATTCTGGCCGGAGTGATCGCTTCCCGCATATATCGGGCGCAGACCTCCGTCCGGCTAAGTTCTGTGCTACGTTTTCTTGCTGGCACGATTTCTCCACCTCTCTATCTTTTCCTCGTATGTGCCTTTGCCATGCTTCAGGCCGCCCAGGACCATCTTCCGGATACAATCCCAACGCATACAAAGTTCAGGTGTCCAAATGCCTTCATCACCTTCTTCATACAAGACCACTTTCCATATGCTGTCACGGATCGTCCCTCTCTGCCTGTATTTATTGACCTGTTGAGACGGGATTCCTGTAATGCGGTATACCTCACCGGCTGTAAGATCCGCGCATATGATCTCTCCAGTTTGAATATCTATCAAGGTGTACCTGTGTTTTCCACTCTTCTCCATATCAGCTTCCCGCCTTCTGTAATTCCTTCAACTTATCAATCAACGTTGAGCGGTTCGTTCGGCAGTCCCGGAAGAACTTTCCAGGTTTCAGAAGATACTGTTCATTTTCTCCATACCCCTCTTTATAATTCCCATATTCCAGTGCATCGTAGTTATACAGCATTGCATGATAGGTCTTAATTACAAAGCTTGTACCATCCGGAAGTTCATACCGATAGTACTTCTCCCCAGTCTCCTGGTTATCGATCCACAGCGGCCAGGATTCATAATCATCCACGAAAGCGGCTCGCTGATCATTGTTTTTTAGACGGGGCAGCTCCGGCTGTTCTGCTTTTTCCTCTTCCGGCTCCGGTTCTGCTGCCTCATGGCTCTTCAGTAGAAGTTCATACGCCTGTATCATCATCATATATTTCGTGCAGAGAAATTCCGCCTGCCCCATCTTCCAGCCTTCTCCCATACATTCCAACCGGGCCTTTGCATCCAGGATCATGCTTTCCAACTGATCGCGATTATAATCTGCTGGTTCAGCCGTACGTTCTGGATCTGGCGGAGTACTGTCCAGTTCACAAGCAACCGAGTTTAAATCTTTGACGGTCTTCTGTGTATCTTCCAAGGCAATCACATTCCACATGCTCTGTATCGCTGCGCATAAATAGAACCACTCACAATTTCCGAGGAAGTCTTTCCCCCAGAACTGGATATATTTATCAAACAGATTCACATGCATCATTTCCCCGTCATCACTCTTGAGCCACCATGTACGATTGGAGTAGCCTTTAATTTTTTCTTTTATCTGCTTTTCGGATTCAACAACATTCAACACTCGATTCTGGTAATCCTGTCCGAACCATGATTTCCAGTCGCTGATCAATTTTCTCGCCAGCTCATTACATCGTTTCTCTCGGAATCCATAATCATCCATCGGATACCGCTGCTTTTCGGCAGCGTTTCCACCACCATTTGGCAGCGCCGTCGATTCTTCCTGTTGCGACGTCGCAACACATTCCGTCTCGTCCTCAATCAGATCCTCCGCAGTCACCGAAAAACTTCCACTCTCCGGGATCAGATCCTCCGTTTCCTCCACGTCCACCGCCGCATCCGGATCATCCCCAGCATCATCCATCCCCGGGAAATCCGAGATATTGAGCTGCCCCGGAATGTCGTAATACGGCAGCTCCTTCGGTCTCTTCAATTCCCGGATCTCGCGCACCGTCATGCCCGGCGTCACATCCTCAAGCTGATCCGCATCAAGGTTTAGCATCTCCTGCAACTGCGCTTTGCTGTAATCTCGGTACTGCTCAGCCAGCTTCGGGCTGTTTCCATCCACGGAGAACCGGTCGTTTCTCGCCATGTACCGGCTGGCCGTTGATTTACTGAATCCGAACGTGGCCGCAGCATAGTCCCAGATATTTTTATATCCGGCATCCAGGTACAGCTCCTTGTCCCGGATCCTCTTGAGGTAGAACCCAACTGCGATCACGTTTCTGGCCGCATCCCTCAGGCAGGCGTGAATGTTGGTCTCCGCCTCCTCAAGGTTCACATCCAGGTAATATTTTTTCTCCGGAATCCTGGTCTCTTCCGCCACCCCTGTTTTCTCCTGTTCGTCCATCTTCCTGCTCCTTTGCCTTTTCCACGCGTTCCTGGAAAATCATCGAGTCATAGTCATACTGCCGCTCTGTAAAGTTTGCGAAACGGCCAGCAGACTTCTTCTGCGCTTTATTTGCGCTGACGGTCCGGTTTGCATAATTGCCCGCCAGTACCTTCGCCATATTGGCATCAGCGATCAGCCAGTCAAACGTTGCTGACCAGCTCCGGTTATTGTTCCCCTTCAGGAAATCGCTTGCTTCTGCCAGTTCAAAGAGTTTCCGGAAGTCCTCGACGGTATAACCGTCCCTCAGTCTGGCACGGATCTCCTCTTTTCTCGCTTCAGACAGCTTTACCGGGCGGGGATACGACCCACAAACGGAATCATAAAATTCTCGAATCGCGGCAATCTGTTCTTCAAAAAGCTCTGGCATTTCTTGTACTGCGGTAGCAGTATTCTTTATGTTTTGTTTCTGTTTATGTTTATATAATGTGTCACTAATTTGCATACCAACTTGCACACCATCTTGCGTACTGTTTTGCACACCAATTTGCGTACTAACTTGCGTACTATTTGCTATAGTGATCTTATATCTGGTCGCTTTTGTTGCTTTTTCCTGAAAGTCAATGAGCCCTCTCTGCTTCAATTCGTTTCTCGCTTTCAGTATTCCTGACCTCGATAATCCCGTCAGTACCGAGAGCACCTGATTCGGCGCTGCAAACCACTCTGTCCAGTTGCTCCTGTTGCATACATGCAATAACGCAAAGTATAACGACACCTGCCCTGTAGACAACGGATTTGTTGTGGCCAAATCCCAGAACGCATTGATCTGGGCGATATAATTCATAAAGGCAGTCACCTACCTTTCTGCTTTCTCTTTTAAATCCTGTCCGGCTTCCCACTCCCGAAAGAGGGTAAACCAGTCTTCCATACGCATGGTCACAAGCCATTCCGACCGGTCACGCCGGTGAAAGACCGCCGGGAGCTCATCATCCCTTGCATCTCTCACAGACTGCCCGACTGCGTCCAGAAGATTTAACTTCTCAACTCGCTTACATTCCACATGGATCCCTGGAAGACCGATCACGTCGGCATCTCCGGACGCTCCGCAATACTGCTGTCCGCGTCTTGCGTCATATCCATGTTCCCGGAAGATCTTCGCAAGCTCCCGCTCTCCGCGGGCGCCTTTCTGTCTGCTGTTCATCCTTGCTCCTTCATTTCCCGATGCCGGCGGCCGGAGCACCGGGATTCCTGTGACATATATCAGAAAGAGGGATGGCCGCCTGTCTACATTTTTTATCCGATGATCACGATCCGGTTCTGGATCTCCTCCGGCATATCCGCAAGCGCTTTCTTGAAATATTCCTTAATGC